ACAGAACAGGCAGGGATTGGAGAAATTACCCATGATGTAAATGTGCCTGAATCGGAACTGCTGAAATCATCAGGAATAACCGTGCATAGCAAGGAATCCGTAACGCATAACCTTGTAAAGTGGTTTAGCCCTAATACGAATTGGAAGTTGGTGAAGGGATGGGTGCAGAATACCATACCATACGAATCACCCGACAGCATCAGTATTCTACGGTTGGATATGGACGTTTATGACCCGACAATGTTTGCTTTGCGTCAACTGTATGATAAGGTCAGCAAAGGCGGGTATATCATCATTGACGACTGGGCGTTAGCAGGAGTTCGTACAGCAGTCATGGAGTTTTGGACTGAACGAGGATTGAAACCTGAAATTAAAGCAGTGCCGAACAGTACACCGATATATTGGATAAAGGAATGAGATACAGACTTGAATACAATGAAAAGCAAAGAATGTTTCATTTAGATAATGGAGCGCATGAGGCTTTTACATACGGGTGGGCAACATTGCACCCCGAAATATTGGATGAATTAGCCAATCCATTTATAGAAATGGCTTATGACATTATGAAAAAACAAAAGCAATATTCTTTTGACTTTGTTAAATGTCTATTTGATAAGTATGTCGAACTGGTTACAGATGACATAGAACAGGCAATAAATAAAAGCGTTGTATTAAATTAGTTAAAGTTACCGTTGAATTAAAGACACATAAACTATTGAAAAGTAATTGAATATAGTTTAATTTATCAGAAAATAAATCAGAATAATGCCAAAAGGAGGAAAAAGAGAAGGCGCAGGAAGAAAACCAACAGGGGAACGAAAGTCCCTTGTGGAACGCCTTTCCCCTTATGATGATAAAGTGTGCAGTGTCATTATCAAAAAAGCAATAGCAGGTGAACCCGCTTTTGTAAAAATGTTTATGGAGTATCTGCACGGAAAGCCTGACCAATTTATTCAAGCCGCAATAGAAACCAAAGAGGTTCAGACGTTCAGCATTGGAGGCAAAGAAATTACTTTTTAAACCCTACCCGAAACAGGATGAGTTTTTAGAAGCCTGTAATTCTGGGAAGTACACGGTGCTTACTTATGGCGGTGCGATGGGTGGTGGTAAGTCGTTTGTTGCCATTGCCTATCTGATCTTTTTATGCAAGGTTTACCCAAACAGTAAATGGTGCGTCATCAGGGATTCAGTACCGACCATGAAAAAGACAGCATTGGAAACGTTTAAGAAGTTATGCCCGATGAACTTTTTGCAGAACTTCAACCAAAACGACCTGACTGCCACCTTTACCAACGGTTCACGCATTATCTTCATGGCAGAGGACTACCAGAACGATAAGGACTTCGACAGGTTTAAGGGATTAGAGGTGAACGGGTTTCTGTTAGAGCAGATTGAAGAATTACAGGAGGGGCTGTTAGATGTGTGCCTGATCCGTGCAGGACGGTGGAGGATAGACCCGATGCCGAAGCCGATTATCCTAGCAACGGTAAACCCTACGCAGAACTGGGTGAAGACCCGAATCTTCGAAGCATATCGCAAAGGCACATTGCCTGATGATTGGTACTACCTACCCGCCACCATTGTAGACAATCAGGAGTTGAGTTCTGACCCCGACTACATGAAGAACCTGTCCCGACTAGACCCGCTTACGTACAGGCGTTATGTGTTGGGGGATTGGGATGCGTTTGAGGTGAAAGCACCGTTTTTCTATGCGTTCAAGGAAGAAAAGCACGTAAAACCCGTTACGTACAATCCGATGTTGGAAGTGATGCTGTCCTTTGACTTCAACTGCGACCCGATAACCTGTATTGGAGCGCAGGAAGATGCAGAAGGGTTAAAGATATTCAAAGAATGGCGGATAATGGGATCGGATATTTACACCCTGACCGCTCAAATAAAGGCGGATATGCCTCATGCGTTATTCCTAGTAACGGGTGATGCAACGGGCGCAAACCGCTCGGCTCTGACAAAGGGAAACATCAACTACTACACCGTGATTGAGAATACCTTAGACCTCGCACCCGCACAGATGAGGCAGTTGACGGTGAATAGTTCCCATGCGGATAGTTATATCTTATGCAATTCCATTCTGCAAAATATGCCATTTGCCGTGTCAGATGAATGCCCTCACATGATTTACGACCTGAAAAACGTTCAGATTGAGTACAAGGAAGAAAAGATGGTGATACTCAAAGACAGGAAGGATAAAACCCGTGAGGCTGACTTAGCTGACTGCCTACGTTATCTTTTTGCAACTTTTTACGGTGATTTTGTACGGTTTAATATTTAATTGATTATATTCGCACTCGGCTACGGCACAGATGGATGAGCGTGATTTGTTTATGCAATGGCGTTATCTTACACAGGTCAATTCCTAATCCCGACCGCCTCCACTTTTACGTCATCGGGAATAACGGGAATATATTATCAGTTATCAGCAGGTAATGCAGGAGGGTCTCAAACATTACAGGAGTTATTAGGTGTTTTTAAAACAACACTAGAGGCAGATTGGGGTGGTACTTTTTCATGGGTCACAACCACTGTAGGAAGCAACTATCAAATTGATATTACCTACACAGGCTTAACAACAGACCCAACAACCAATCCACTTACAGGGGAACTTTCTTCTCTTGCACTAATTGATGACGGGTCGAGTATTTTTATGGCTGCAATGTACGAGCCATGCCCCGAATGCCCCCCATCAGTCAACCCCGATGATGCAACCGACTGCCTTAGCTGTTATCAGCAGGAAGCGGATTTTTGCGATACACCAATCACCATTTTAGGGCTATCAGATAACACGGACTACACGCTGAACATTCTAGACAGTCAATCAGGCAAGACCTACACATACAGCGTTACAACCGATGGAAACGGTGAAGCGGATATCGACACAGCCGACTTCCCAACGGGATTATTCAGCCCTTACAACAGCCCATTCACGATTACGATAAAGGACACCAACGGAAACCCTGTGGTGTTGACGTACGGCTATGTAAATTATTCCTGCATTGATTTGACTATTATCAACTCCTACTCGGCATGATAACGCTACTAATCATCAATGCGCTGTATATTGTCGGGCTTCACCTTGCAACGGGTGATGAAATGATATTCAGTAAACCCGCGTTGTGGATTGAAACCAAAGTACCGTATTGGATGACCAAACCACTATTCAACTGCCCTACCTGCATGGCATCAGTGCATAGCATTATACCGTATTGGTATATACACGACCTAAATCCGATGAATTGCGGATATTATGTATTCTACGTGTTTGCCCTTGCAGGATTGTCGACCATATTAGCACGATTAACGGAATGACACTACAAGAACTTGGATTCAGCTATTTAGGTACGTGTGCCTGTGCAGGGAAGCCTGAAAGATGGGTACACGCTAAGAGGTTGGAAGTAAAGAAGTGGAAAGATGGGCAGTGGAAGCTACTACGTGGAGGCTTTCTAGTTCGTTACGGCAAAGACCCCAACAGCATTGAAGTGGAAGTACAACAATACATGACAGAAAATAATCTATGAAGAAAATCTTATTGAAACTACTCGAAATGTTATCCAAGCCCAAACAGTGGAACTTGGAAGAGGGACATATTGTAGAATTGGCATTCACCGACAGAGGACGCAAGTATTACAAGCTACTCGATATGTGGAATACATACAGTCAACGTGGATTACAGGCGTTGCAGGTGTATGAGGAATGGGATATGCGGTTGAAGAAAGAGGATTTGCAGGACTTCATACTAGGGTTTGAAACTATCCTGCGCAATCAGAAAAGCATTAACATCATCGAGATGGTAAGGCTTGTGGAGATGCTGAAAGAACGCACTCAATTCCCTGTACCAACCGAAGACATCGCCTATAAGTTTGCGGCTATTATGTACTTTGATGAGAATGAATCACCGTACAAGGTAGACCCTGACTACATCGCTAAGAAAATCGCACGATGGAAGGAGGCATCCAGTGAGGTAGATCATTTTTTTATATTGCAGCGGCACGTGGATATGCTTCCCTTGCCACAGCTATCAGAGGACGTTTTAAGGAAATGTTTGATAGCAGTCGAAAAAGTGAACGCCTCGCAGTTGGAGTACATCCAGCAGTTAAACTCGCAGGCATCAACGAGCGTGGATTCATCCAACGCATAATGATGCGACAGCGATACGGATTGGATATAGATAGATTGACATTATGGGAGTATCTACTGCTCCTTGAACATACAGACAAACAAGATCAACAGTCTAACCAATAAAAACTAAAAAAAATGGCAACAACAATTAACTTCCTTGCTCCTGAACTCGGTTTCGGGTCATTCGGGATCGCTAAATGTCAGGTAGAAATTCAAGAGAATGGAGTAGCAACTTCAACACGTCTTTACTTTTTGAATGTAAATGAGTTTTGTGCATTTGTGGATACCACAGCCGTAAACTACGCCTCTGTTCACTTCGGTCAACACGTGGTAAATCTTTCAAATGGTGATTACGATGTAATTCAGTACAACGGTACAACTGTGGCAAACCCATACCTTGCTATTTACAACCTTGCCGAAGCAGTTGCACAATTAGCACCGTAATGACCTACTCCTTCGTCAGCTATTCCGCTACACAGATCAAAGTCACCGAAGATACCCGTGAGTACATCTATAAAAAGGTGTACTGCACGACTTCGGTAGACGGTGATTACTTTATATTCAGCACTCACAACGCTGAAACGGGGCTGATGATGCAACAGTACAAGCTACTCTATTCTGATTGCGCCTTACCTTCCACCGCCTCGGCAGATGCGTTAAAAGATGCCGTAGATGCTATCATTAACTCGTATGCGGGTGGTGGTGGAGGCGGGGCAGTCACAACGACCACCATCACGGTCACAACACCAAAAAAAGAATTTAGCGCAACAGTCACGGACACCTCTGCAACGGCACTGTCTAAAGTCATGGCAACTCACAGCCCGACAGCGCAAACACAGGCAAACTTCGGAAGCGCAATATTTATCTATTCAGTCCCTGCAAGTGGAAGCATTTTATTCACGCTTGTAGCCCCACAGAATGACTTGTTATACGGTGATTACATAATCAATTATACTATCAGCACATGATTATTTATAATGACGGCACAACGCTCAATAGCACAAATCTTGAGCGTCCGAGGACAGACGTAAGAACATCGGGGTCAATCGGTATTCTCAATGGTGAAGTGGCATTAGCCCTCAATGGTGAAACTACCGCCACGATTGATATGCGAACAGCAGCATTCAGTGGAACAATCACGATTCAGGGAACTATTGACGGTACAAACTACATCACGCTTTCCGCATTTAACCCACTCACTGAATTGTGGATTACTACATTCACCGCAGCGGGTCAATGGGTACTGCCAAACGTCGCAGGGTTTAAAAGCATCCGATGTATCGCCACCTCTTACACGTCAGGGGCTGCAACGGTAACACTAAACGCATCCATCGGAAAGACTGCATCCATCCTTAAGCCAATACCCGCAAACCTTACAGGCACGGCAGTAGGTACATCGGGGGCAGCAGTAACGCTGACCATCTCCAGTGGTGGTGCGGGGCTGTATCATTACCTCTGCTATCTACGCATCGACCGTTTTGCAGTGGCATTGCTGACAGCAGGTGCAACACCCGTAACGGTGACAACTACCAACATTAGCGGGTCGGTCGCATTTAGTTTCCCTGCTGATGCAGCGGCTCAAGGCACAATCTACACACAGGAGATTTCCCCGTCCAACCCGATTAAATCCACCACAGCAGGAACTAACACAACCATTGTTTGTCCTGCCACTACTAACGTGATTTGGAGGGTAACAGCAGTGTACTACGTATCAGCATAACCACAGATGGCAACAGAAAACATTCAGATAAAATTCACCGTTGATAAGACCCAACTAGACGGGGCTGTTGCATCATCCAAGACCCTCGAAGCGGAGTTAAAGAAAGCGGGGGTGTCGGCTCAATACATGGATTCGGCACTCGAAGGAGTTGACGAAGCATTGAAGGAGGCGGGTGTAGATGCCAAGACGTTTAACAAGGCGTTAGAGCAATCAGCACAATCCACCAAGACCCTACGCACTCAATTAGCAGAGGCGAAGAACGAAGCGGTGAGAATGTCCCAACAGTTCGGGGCGTTCAGTAAGGAGGCGCAAAACGCTGCTAAGAAAGCCGCTTTGATTAAGGATGAAATAGGCGATTTGAATGATACATTAGACGCATTAAACCCCGATGCTAAGCTAAACGCATTTGTGAAGTTAGGGCAAGGTATTCAAGGTGGATTCCAAGCCGCCACAGGTGCATTACAACTATTCGGAGTAGAGAATGAGCGCATTACCAAGTTAGCGCAACAGTTTCAGGGTGTGCTGAACTTAACGCAGGGGATCAACTCTGTGTTGCAATTGAAGGACGTTTACGGACAGTTGAGGTTGGTGTTGGGAGTGACAGCGACAGCGCAAAACACATTAACCACAGCAACAGTAGCGCAAGGAACAGCAACAACAGGGGCGGCAACCGCTACACGTGGTTTAACGGCAGCATTGGCAGCAAACCCATTCACAGCAGCGGCAGTAGCAGTTACGGCTTTAGTTGCGGCAATAGTAGCCTACAATTTTGCAACAGATGATGCTAATGACAATGCGCAGGAATTAAACGAGTTGACAGATGAGCAAATACAGAAGCAGCAACAACTTGCAGCGGCTTATCAGAACACGACCTCACAAATAAACAATAACATCACGGATTCAAGGATTAGATTATCCCTTGCTTTAAATCAAATCACAGAACTAACAGCCAAACTACAACAGAATGAAGTAAACAGGCTACGTGCAATCCGTGAATTTATACAGCAGTACGGAAATGATATTGTGGGTATTGCCGAAATAAATAAAAAGTTTGGACTGGAAGCACAGTTAATACGTGCAGAGGCAGCAGCTAAAAACGCAAAAGATGAACTCAAAACTGTTCCACGTGTATTTATTGACGAGTTCATTAAAGCTAAATTTGATATTGAAGATGAGATAAAGGCTATTGCAAAAATGATAGAAGATGAGTTGAATAAAATTCAGCCCATCCCAACGGAAAACCTCCGTACCAATATTAACGAATTGATGAAGGAGATGAACGCCCAAGTCGATGAAATTAATGGTCAAATACTTCAATCAGCATTACAGACATTTAATAATCTTTTAGATTCACAATCAGAGGGGCGCATCCGACAATTAGAAGAAGAAAAGAAAGCGGGGTTAATTACAGAGGAAAAATACGCCCAAGAGGTTGGAAAGATCAGGAGAAAACAGGCGTTACAAGACAGAGCATTTGCGGTGTTTGAGGTGTACTTGAGTACAGCGCAAGCCATCATGAAAGTTTCCGCACAATTAGGAGCATTGGCAGCACCGTTGATAGCGGCATACACAGCATTAGGAGCAGCACAAACAGCAGCCATTTTATCAGCCCCACTTCCACGATTCAAAACTGGAACGCTTAACGTAGGGGGTGGCAATGTAGATGCTGATGGTGGTATGCACGCCATCATTCACAGAGGTGAAGCAGTTATCCCCGCTGACCGTAACAGGGACTACCACCCCACTATTTCCGCACTGTTTAAACGACAGATAAAGCCATCCGATATTAATAGCTTTGTGGAGATGAAGCTAAAGGGAAGAGTTGGGAATCAGATAGATGCAAGGATAAGCAGTAAAGATTTGCGAAACCTAAAACCAATGGAATCCGTATCAATCAGAAATTCAAGTACCTTAGCACGACAAATCGGGCGGGAAATCGCCTTCAATATTAACTTGAGAAGACAATGAAGAAACTAATTATTATTATCGCAATGGCTACCATGACATCATGTGAGGTATGCAAAGACTGTCAGACTGTTTACTATGATGTGAACGGTCAGCCTATTCAAACCGTAGAAAATGAAATTTGCGGAACTAATAAAGAGGTGCGACAATCAGAGGGAACGCAATACGTAAACGGAGTAAAAACAACGGTTAAATGTAAATGAGTTTATACAAGTTTCTATTAGACGGCATTGAAGTATCCGATCCAGTTGGTTGGGAAGAATTAACCACAACCATCAGGCGGGATGATATTTTTAATGCTGTCTTGGTTTTTCAGGATGGTGAACTTGCATTCACAGGAGATGGATACCAGTATCTGTACGATAAGTTACAGGATTCATTCTGTAATGTTGTGACAATAGAGGTATTTGATAAATGTGGTACAGATGATTGGATCAGCATAATAAAGGGAAATATATTTGTTTCTGATGCTAGATTCAATGAAAAGGAATGCCAGTGCTTTGTGAAGATGGAAGATAATTCTTTTTACGCAAAGATTAATAATAACAAAAACATCAGGACTTCACCGTTTACAGATCGAAGTAAAAACGGGGTAGCTATTACCATCAGCCCTACTTACCTATTAGATATTTACAACGTATCCAACGTACTTGCAGTATCGGACGTAGAAACAGTCAGGGTGTATGATGCTTTCCGCTTTTTAGTGGACTTCATGACCGATGGAACTGTTCAATTCCAGTCTACTTCATTTGATGTTGGTGGTGATTGGGAGGGGTTATGTATTGTGACAGGATTCAGGATTAGAACTGGAACGGCAACCGATGCCTTTACGCAATTTAGCTTTCAGGATTTATACAACGAGATAAAGTCCCGCATACCAATCGGGATGAAGATAATAGACCCTTACAACAATCCAACACTTGTAATTGACACGCTTGATGTACTGTACCCAACCACTTTAACAGATCAGCTAGATGATGTTTACGAGGTTGTAAGCAGTGTGGATCAGAATAAGTTATACGCAAATGTAGCACTCGGAACTGGTCAGTTAGATGATGATATTGCAGCTTTATTTCCAGAGGATATTGACTTTTTCGGATTTAAAGATGAGCAATTCTTTATCACTGGAAACTGTAACCTAGATGCAACACTGGAATTAGTCAACAACTGGATTCTTAGTAGTAACGTAATTCAGAAAACACTTGGAGGGGATCAAGGTCAGGATAGTTCCTTGTTTCTGATAGATAGCATACTGTCAACCGCCACAACAGGCAGAACAGATAATCAGGATTACTTACAAGTTGGGGACTATTTCTTTAACATGGATTTGAATAATGCAAATACCATTATCAGATACATAGGCTTTGTTCCGAATAGTATAGCATCCTACCTTGACGTTACAGGTGCGGGAACATTCCACGCCTATCTTCCATCAAACATTACGCACACTGCAACCGTTGCGCCTGATAACGATGACTACAACCCGTTAGCGTTAAGTGCGGAGGATTACGATGTGTCGGGTGCATGGAACACTGTAACGTATAGATTTATAGCACCAAATGCAGGGGTTTATACTTTTGATAGCAACATAAAACTATCCACAGGATCAGGTGGTGTCGGAACTGTATTTGCCTACTTCCAAGCCTACCTACGTGTATTTGATAGTTTAGGAAATCCACGTGTAGGGGAATATTTTGGAAGCCCATCTGTTTATTACGGAATTAGAATGTTCACGCCTACTACATTCTTAGCACCGTTCGGCATTCCATTCATTGCAGTTGGAGCATCAACAACGGTAAACTTTACAGGTTCTACACAGGTAGTATTACGTCAAGGGGATCAGGTATTGTTAAGATTCAGCAAGTCAGGAACAACGGGTGATGTGGACTATACGATTAATTCAGGCGTTGATAATACATTCTTAAAATGCGATGACAACACATTAGGCGGTGGTATCTTTGAAACAGGTAACCCATCAGAATATCCTGTATTAGTACACGAGTTTGACTACCCGCTTAGTAAATCACGCTTTGAAAACATACTTTCAGATAGTAGTGGACTGGTAGGGTTTGCAATGAACGGACAGAATAATAGGAAGGCTTGGATCAAAGAACTTGTGTATAATCACACCACATCTGTAGCACGTGTAAAATTAATTACAGACAAAACCACGCAAAATGCCTCTTAGTTTCATACCTAATCAGCCGTTTATCTGGCAATCACCGCTTCCCGATCAGCCATGCCTGAATAACGATAACAGGGCGTATGCTCAAATCGTACAGCCGAATGATACCGTATGCGTTCAGCAGATCATGACCCCGTGTGATGACGCTATAAACTGTGAGCCGAATATGTTTAATGCTGCTGCTGCACTTGGATTAGGTACTTCATTTGGTGCGGGTTGGAGTTTTGGCGGTGGGTTAACAAGTTATACAGGAGCGGGAGGAATCACTGGAGATGCAACTTATACGCCTTCTACACCGCTTGTTGTAGGAAATGTGTATCAGATTGATCTCACCATTGATTCTGTTACGGGTAATGCAGGAATTTACGTATTACTTGGATTAGACTCGTATCCTACACTTATCACGGAGGCGGGGACGTATGTTGTATGGCTTATCGCTCAATCAACATCAGATACAATGGTGCTTTCTATGAATGGAACTGCAACCACAGCAGGTGACACAATGGTAATATCCAATGTAGCACTATCAGCAACCATGTTGTGTTGGGAAGATTCGTTAGGTTTCGGGTATCCTACATGGAGTTACAGCCTTGTAACCGATGGCATCACAGCAGATGGTAAATTCTGCTCCATCACGGATTTCGGAAGCCTTACCAACCTGACCGCATACACAGCAGATGGAAACTACCACCGTGTAAATCTTCGTATTACCGATTGCACACAGGGAGGGTTAGAGGTTACTTTAGGAGGCACGTATTTAGGCACGACAGCAGGTAACGGTGAATTTCAGTTCTACGGTATACCGAATGACGCATCGGGGTCACTTATTCTGACCAAAGCAGAGAACTTTGATGGGTGCGTTGATAATGTAACGGTGGATGATTTCGGATTGATGGATACAGCGTTTATTGATTCAACGGTATATGGATTAATTGTAATCAACCAATCAGGAATTGGTGCAACAGACCGTATTGAGTTTGTGGTGAATGATGACCGTATAACGTGGTGCTTCGATGTGTCGGAGTTAACCAACGGAGGCAACCCGATTGAATTAGGTTGCAACATTGACTATCGACTGCGATTATCAGAAGACTGTGGAGGAGGTGCAACCACTTACGATTCATTAACCGTACTGCGATACAATCCCGATGGATGGGAATGCACCTTTGTTGTGGAGGGCTACAGTGACGGCTATAACTTAGGATTCTATTTCGGGGCTACTACTAACAATGTATTCAAACTTACACAGCGTTTACGGATACTGCAATTTGCACCTAAATATCCAACACAAGGTGAGGAATATTTATTCAGCAGTGGTATCTTTGGCAGATCGTATGCACAACGTGGAAAGGTCAGAACAGCGCACTTCGACTACGTAGATGAGCCAACGCATGACGTCATCAGCACACAATTAATATGCGATGTACTGACCATTGACGGGGACGTGTACTTTGCGCCTGTAAAGGACTACGAACCTGAATGGGATGAGAATAGATATAACCTTGCACAATCAAAGGTTGACCTGATACGAGTAACTGAACCTGTAATATTTAAACGATCCTGCTAGATGAGCATCGGAGTTATCACCATAGCCACTAAACACGCCATGTATGGACGTTACGCCTACAACCTTGCCGTGTCGTTACGGGCAATCAGTCCGACTATTCCCATCACGATAATAGCTGATGAGGTTGGATTATCGCACCTTGATGACTATAAGCGCACCGTGTTTGATAAGATCGTAACTCCTGAATTGTGCGACTATCACAACGGGGCTAAATGTACTCCGCTAACATTGAAGTATCACCTTTACAAGTACAGCCCGTATGAGCATACTATCTATGTCGATGCTGATACGATATTCACCCCGATGAAGAAAGCAGAGGAACTGTTCAGAGCGTTGAAGGGTATACCGTTCACGATTGCCAACAGAGGCGAACAAGACCCAAGTAAGGGCGTATCTGAATGGGTTGAATCAGGCGTGTTAGATGTGCCGTATTGGTATGATTTGAGCAGTGAATTTATCTACTTTGAAAAGAACGTACAGGCGCAATCTGTATTTGAGAATGCTCTACGATTCTACAAGGAAGGTGACCTACAAACAAAGATATTTGCGGGGGATAAACCCGATGAACCGTTCCTAATGATGGGAATGATTCACTGTGGAATCCGACCGCACCAAGCCCCCTACAAGCCTTCGTATTGGCAATGGGCAGAGAAAGGATATAAGAATGCCATGCAGATAAAGCAGGAGTATTACCTGTTCTCAATGGGTGGGAAGTTTATACCCCGACCCATGCAGAATGTTTACAATGAATTGTGCAAGAATGTTCAGTACATCACAGGGTTACAGACCTTCACGGTCAACCACAAAAAGAGCGTAATGCCAGAGAGAGCCGTAATTTAACAAAGCCATGTCAGTAACAGCATCATTCATTGAGAAGTACATCACTAACCCTGATCTACGCCATAAGTTCTATGAGCAAACCACCGAAAACGCAGAGGCAATCGACCTCCATGCTTCGGGACGGTATGCCTATGACCTGATTGATGAGCGAAGACCCGCTGAATCAGATCAGATCAAAGCCTATCGGAAAAAGATTTTCGTGGCAAAAACAAAGCCCGTATTTACCAAGATATACAACAGCCTGCAAAAGATCAACCGCAGTCCTGACTTTGCAATCCTGTTTGATAAGGAATTGCCGAGCCGAGTACCTGAAATGGAATCCCTGCAACGGTTCATCCATGAAGGTATCCCGAATTTCGGTTCGCTCAATGGATGGTTTTGGAATGTAGGATTCAGGTATTACCTGATTGATGCTAATGCTTGGGTGCTGACC